CGCCGCGAGCAAAAGCAACTGGCTAGCCGATGAACGCCCGTGATTACCTCAACGAAGCGAGAGCTACTATCCAAGACCGAGGACTTGATTACGGTCACCCATCGGACAATATGCAGCGCACCGCCGCACTCTGGAGCTCATACCTCGAGATGCCAATTACAGATTATCAAGTGGAGATTTGTATGGCATTGGTCAAAATCGCAAGAAGCATGGAATCTAGTAAGCCAGACAATTACATCGATGGCTGTGCGTACTTTGCAATAGCAGGTCAATTACATACAGAGGAGAACGATCTCTATGTTTAATCTTGATGATTATGAGACAGTAGAAGAGCGCCTAGTTAAGTTCTGGAAGGATCACCCAGATGGTCAGATACATACGAAGTTGCTGGATAGCACTTCTTCTCGGTTTATCGTTGAAGCTTCTATCTTTCGAACTGAGGCAGATGCTCGACCTTGGACAACGGGACTTGCAGAAGAGACGGTTCAAGGGCGTGGAGTCAATGCAACTTCGGCTCTTGAGAACTGCGAAACAAGTGCGATTGGTCGCGCACTCGCAAATGCAGGCTACGCTACTAAAGGAAAGAGAGCATCGCGTGAAGAGATGTCAAAGGTTGCAGCAAGCGAGCAAGTAAAGGCTAAGGTTCAAGAGGTCAAGGCTAAGATGGCTGAGACATCGACAGAATATATCCCAGTACCGAAGGAGAGTGATCCGTGGACAGTTTCAAGTGCTGCACCGGTGACAACAATGGAGCAAGCTGTAGAGACGGTGAAGGCTGTCCTTGGTGGCACTCCGATAGACGAGAGTTGTATCCATGGTGCTCGTGTATGGAAAACCGGAACTTCTAAAGCCGGTAAACCTTGGGGTCATTGGAAGTGCATGGCTCAGATTCTAGGAGACGCAGAACGCTGCGAACCTATCTGGTACGAGATTGATAAAGAGACCGGACAATGGAAGCCACAGGTAAAACGCTGATGGGATACATACAGTTCTTAAACCAAGATGGTGAATGGGAAGAATTCCCGAATGAAGAGCAGAGAGCCAATCTTAGGGCTAATGCTGAACTGCTCGAGGAACTGGGTTACAAGCTGATATGCCAGATGTGTAACAAGTTTCCAACAAGAGCCCAGATTCGTAGCCGTTATCTATTACATGAATGGGTCTGCGAGGATTGCCATACAGTCAATTCAGCAGGCAAAGCATGAGACATCAATACAACTTTCAATCATCTTGGGGTTATACCAATTGCTCAATATGCGATGCAGATCGTTTATGCAACGAGTGGCTTAGAGATGATGGCTTAGTGGTCTGGTTATGTAGTGCTTGTGAGAACACACTTCACTTATGACAAGACACAGAAAAGACCGAGGCTTTCGTACTGAGCGAGTGGTTGCAGCCTACCTATCGCAATGGTGGAGAAGCGCAAGCATTGGTCGAGGGGCTGGTAAGGATATTCTCAATGTTCCGTTCGATGTTGAGATTAAAGCTAGGACAGACTTCCAGCCTCTAGCATGGTTGCGCCAAGCCACTAAGAGAGCAGCAGCTCATCAGGAGTTGCCGTTCGTGGTGTGCCGTATGAATGGACAGGGTGAAGATGCTTCTGAGTATCTTGCTTTCATGCGGTTTGGTGACTTGGTTCAACTATTGCTTAAGTCCGGTTACGGAGATATCCAGCAGGATTCGGTACAATTAGAGCCTGAACGATGTGCACAATGCGGATCGTGGAAGTTAGTAGGAGTGCCATGTCGCACATGCAAGGTATCTGATGCCGATTTATGAATTCGAGTGCAACAATGATAAATGCGCCAGCAACAGCAGATACGATCAGGAGTTTGCTATAGCTGAGCCCCATGACCTCGATTGCCCGTTTTGCGGGGAGTCCATGCGAAAGGTGTATTCAAGTGTTCCGAGTGTTATCTTCAAAGGTTCAGGATTCTATTCAACAGACAAGTAGTTATGCACACCTGTGGATAAGTAGGGTACAAAAGTTACTCTTACGCTTACGCCACGCCGATGTTATCCACATGCTTGACTGGGCTGGTATGCTCTTATGCAAGAGCCCATCAAGGGCTCACCGCAAGCGCCTCAAGCGCGCAGCTTGCGGGGTTGCAATCGCATTAGTGGGAGCTCTATGCCTACCGAGTCAGGCATCTAGTGGCGACATCAGCAAACACCTAACAGTCCATGAATTAGCTGATAAACAATTGACTGAAGTACAAGAGAAGTGTCATAACGAGATTACCTTTAGAGAATCGTCTAATAACAGATATGCAGTTAATGGATCACATCATGGTTACTATCAAGGTAGAACTACATACCTAAAGGGTAAGCCAGACGATATCCAGTTCTACTGGTATTGGTATTATGTAAGCGGTAGATATGGGATTACAGAGTATGATGAGCCTGACTATTGCAAGGCATTACATCATCTAAAGATTAAAGGTTGGCAATGAGTACAAAGCGCAATGACCCTCGATTATCTCGGAAGTATAAAGAGGTCAGACTTCGCAAGCTTGCACAAGATGGGTGGACTTGCTTCTACTGCGGATACGAGGGCAAGGACATGACCATCGATCACATAATTCCGGTGAGTAAAGCCCCTGAACTGGCAATCCAAATTGAGAACATGGTCTCTTGCTGTAAACCGTGTAACTCACGAAAGGGCAGCCGCTCACAGGGGGTTTTTTTAGAGAGCATGCGTACCCCCCCTGTCTTTCCTGTCTTAATCTCTCCAACACAGTCCGAGCCGATGCTGGACTCACCCTTTACGACCCGACCTAATCCAAATCAATGACAGATAAACCCAAAAGATCCAAGGCGGTGCGAGGGGCGGTCGAACCTAGGCTTCACAGCCCGTATCTCAAGGGTAAATCTAAAGTTGACGATGTTATAGAGCTTGCTGAGATGATTAAGATGCCTTTGCTACCCTGGCAGAAGTTTGTGCTTACAGATATGCTCAGAGTGGACTCAAAGGGCATGTGGATCCGTAAAACCAACCTTTTGCTGGTCGCGCGGCAGAATGGCAAGACTCACTTGACTCGAATGGTCATTTTGGCTCATTTGCTAAAATGGGATAGCAAGAACATCATTATTGCTTCATCTAACCGAGCAATGGCCTTGGATACCTTTAGGCAGGTTGCCCAGGTGTTAGAAAACAATCTTCACCTTATGGAGATGGTTAAAGCGATCAGATATGCCAACGGCACAGAATCTATCGAGATGAAAGATGGTCGCCGCCTTGATGTCGTGGCTGCTACTCGCGATGGATCGCGTGGTCGCACAGCTGATGCCCTATTTCTCGATGAAGTCCGAGAATGGACAGAAGAAGCTTTTCGCGCAGCGATGCCGGTGACACGCGCTAGGCCAAATGCTCACACATTCTTAACATCTAATGCTGGTGATGCTTACAGCACTGTGCTAAATGATCTAAGAGAACGGGCGCAAGATTATCCGCCTAAGTCTTTTGGTTATTACGAGTATTCGGCTCCCCAATACTGCAAGATCACAGATCAGAGCGCATGGGCACTAGCAAACCCTGCTTTAGGTCACATGGTCACTTTAGAAGCTCTTGAAGAGTCAGTTGCCACAAGTCCAATCGAAAATACAAGAACCGAATTGCTTTGCCAATGGATTGACAGTCTCACAAGCCCTTGGCCTCATGGAATCCTTGAAGAGACATCAGATAGCACCTTGGAGATCCCACCAGGGGCTTATACGGTCTTTGCTTTTGATGTTTCACCATCGAGGCGCAATGCTTCATTGGTTGCTGGTCAATTACTCCCTGATGGTCGAATCGGAGTCGGAATCCTACAAACTTGGTCAAGTCAAGTAGCAGTTGATGATTTAAAGATTGCTGTGGACATTAAAGGTTGGTCTGATATTTATCGACCACGTTTGGTTTGTTATGACAAGTACGCAACCCAATCGATTGCCGATCGATTAAAACAATCTGGCGTAATGATTGAAGATGTCAGCGGTCAGCAGTTCTATCAGGCATGTGGCGATCTTTTGACTGCTTTGGTGACTCACAAGGTAGTTCACAATGGTCAAGCAGAGCTTATCCAGCAGATGAACAACTGCGCGGCCAAAGTCAATGATTCAGCCTGGCGAATTATCAAACGCAAATCAGCTGGTGACATCTCAGCCCCAATCGGTTTAGCTATGGTAGTTTCCAAATTAATGCTGCCAGCACCACGCCCACAAATCATAACTTGACACTTGATGGCAATCTGTCTAGATTGTGCTATCATTTAGGCTATGGGTATATTTTCGCGCGCAGAATCAAAGCAAACTAAGCCGTCTGTCGAAGCGCAATATGCCCCTCAAGTTCTAGGTGAGTATTCACCTTATGCAATGCCGTTTCAGTATGCCTACATTGGCAGAAGCGAAGCGATTACAGTGCCAGCGTTACAAAGATGCCGCAATCTAATTGCTGGCACTATCGGCGCGATCCCTTTAGAGCTTTACAGAAAATCAACTAACGAAGAACTTGGCTCACCAGTCTGGTTAGAGCAACCTTCATATTCTCAGCCACGATCTGTAACGATTGCCTGGACTGTTGATTCACTTTTATTTTATGGCCAAGCATTCTGGCAAGTTGTAGAAGTTTATAATGAAGATGGTCGCCCATCTCGCTTTGAGTGGATTGCTAACCATCGCGTAACTGCAACTCTTGATAGCACTAACACTTTTGTAAAATCTTATGCAGTCGATGGCACAACATTACCGATGGATGGTCTTGGCAGTTTGATCACATTCCAATCATTAGGCGATGGTATTCTAAACACTGGCGTTTCAACTATTCGCGCAGCCATCGATGTCCAAAAAGCAGCAGCAATCGCCGCATCAACTCCAATGGCTACTGGTTATATTAAAAATACCGGTGCTGATCTAGATCCTAAAGAAGTGTCTGGATTATTAGCTGCTTGGCGTACTGCTCGCAACAATCGATCAACTGCTTACTTAACCAGCACTTTAGAATATAACCCAGTCTCATTCTCACCCAAAGACATGATGTACGGAGAAGCGATATTCAACTTGGCTACTGAGATTGCGCGTTTATGTAATGTGCCTGCTTATTATGTATCAGCAGATCAAAACAATTCAATGACTTATGCCAATGTTCAGGATGAGCGCAAGCAATTTTTGACATTATCGCTACAACCATTTATCACAGCCATTGAAGATCGTTTATCAATGGATGACATCACTGCTCGTGGGAATGTTGTCAAGTTTGACATTGACAAAAACTTCTTGCGCACAGATCCAATGCAAGAATTGGCAGTAATTGAAAAACTATTGACTCTTGAACTCATTACTCAAGAACAAGCTATGGAAATGACAGATCTAACACCTAACGGAAGTCAGGGAATGCAATGACCCAGATAATTACCTTCGCAGCTGAACTAACAGCCGATTCAGCCAATCGCACTATCTCAGGCAAGATCGTGCCTCTTAACATTGAAGCAGGATCTACCAACATGGGCAAAGTTATCTTTGCCTCTGGATCGATCGAGATCCCAGATCCTAAGACCATAAAATTATTAAATCAGCATGATTCCAAGAAGCCTTTGGGTCGTGCCGTCAGCTTCTCCGAGTCAGAGAACTCCATTGATGCTGTATTTTCTGTAAGTCGTTCACAACGCGGCACAGAAGCCCTAATCCTTGCTGAAGAAGGATTGCAATCAGGATTAAGCATCGGCGCAGAAGTTTTGAAATCGAAGATCAAGGATGGCGTGACCTATGTGTCTGCTGCTCGCTTGGTCGAAGTAAGTTTAGTGACTGAGCCAGCATTTAAGTCAGCCCAGGTCACTGATATTGCAGCGGAAGAAGCTGCTGCAGTAGAAGAATCCCTACCAACAGAAAGCGAGATAGCCAACGTGGAAAATACCACTCCAGCCGTCGAAGCAACACCAGTTGAAGCACAAGCGGTCGAAGCTGCTCGCCCAACTGTCACAGCAATGGCTTACACAAAGCCACGCATTGAAATCACAGCAGCAAAGTATGCTGAGCAAACAATCCGCGCAGCACTAGGCGACGAGACAGCTCGTCAATACCTACGCGCAGCAGATGACACATCAGACAACGCTGCTTTTGTACCAACTCGTCAGTTGTCAGAAATCATCAACCCACTAGGCACAACAATCCGCCCATCAATCGAAGCAATCTCTCGCGGAGTGCTACCTGATGCCGGTATGACATTTGAGATCCCAAAGATCACAACAATGCCAACAGTTGCAGAAACAGCTGAAAACGCTGGATTTAACGAGACAGATCAAGCATCATCATTCTTGTCAGTAACAGTCAAGAAGTATGCTGGACAACAGACATTCTCTGTTGAACTTCTAGATCGTACATCTCCAGCATTCTTTGATGAGCTAGTGCGCAACATGGCAGCTGCTTACGCAAAGGCAACAGATGCAGCAGTCCACGCAGCAATCGTTACAGGTGCATCACTTGATGCAACAACAGTTGCAACATACCCAACAGCAGCAGAATTGCTAGGAATTATTTCTCGCGGTGCAGCTTCTGTTTACGGCGCAACAGCAGGATTGCCTAACCCATTTGCTCGCAACCTAATTGCTAATACTTCACAATGGTCTAACTTGATGTCACTAAATGACTCAGGTCGCCCAATTTACAACGAAGTAACAAACCCAATGAACCAACCAGGAGTTTCAACTCCAACAGCTCTACGCGGTCGCGTAGCTGGTCTTGATCTATATGTAACTGCAAACGTTGCATCAACATCAGACACAGACAAAGATGGATCACTTCTAATCGTGAACCCAGATGCTTACACATGGTATGAGTCACCAACATACCGCTTACGCGCAGAATCAACAGCAGCAGGTCAAGTAACCATTGGTTACTACGGCTTCGGCGCAATCGCAACTAAGGTTGGCGCTGGCGCATTCAAGAACAACAAGGCGTAAGCCCACTAAGTCGCTGAGAGGGGGCATAGCCCTTGCCCCCTCTTGGTCTTTAGAAAGGAATTGGAATGGCACTCTGCACAGTAGCTGAACT